ATTCGCTTGAAAAAGTGTAGAGCAGTGCTTGTGTACTTTAATTTGTGGTTTTGAATCTTACTATATTATACCTTATCTGATATAATAATGCTGATAATAAAATAAATTATACCCTTTGTGGTATAATGTGAGATATTTATATTAACTTTGTACCCGAAAAGGTATAAAGTAGGATGCTTATGAATAATCTCTCTACTACGGTCAAGATGTTGCGAAAGCAGTATAACCTGACGCAAGAAGAACTTTCGTTGAAGTCGGGGGTAGGATTGCGCTTTGTGCGAGACCTCGAACAGGGAAAGGAAACGCTGCGTCTTGATAAGGTGAATCAGCTTCTTGACTTCTTCAATTATGAAATGGTTGCAACTTCTAAAACTGATAATCAATGAGGCAAGCTCATATATTTTACAAAGACCAATTGGCGGGGATTCTGACTGAAAACGATGCAGGATATGAGTTCCGTTATTTGCCGGAATATCTCTCTTCGGAAACGGCAAAGGCTGTCAGTCTGACATTGCCTTTACAGGAAGAAACATATACAAGTTCTGTGCTGTTTCCGTTCTTCGACGGTTTGATACCTGAAGGATGGCTGCTGGATGTTGCATTGCGGAATACAGACATCAGTATTCTTGACCGGATGTCGTTGTTGCTGACATGCTGTAAGGATTGTATCGGAGCAGTAAGCATTATTCCAATGGAAGAAAAGGAGGTGAACCATGTGTAATTGTCTGTATTGTTATCGTCCGCTACTAAAGGGAGAAAAGGATATGCACACGGCTTGCATAAAGAAGTTCTTCGGAACAACAACATTGCCTGTTCTTGATTATACGACGGAGCAATTAGACCAGCTTGCTTTGCAGATTATTCAAGACCAAACTTCCTTGACTGGCGTTCAGCCGAAGCTATCCTTGCATTTGAATGAGCATGAGGGCAGCAAACGATTGACCATTGTCGGGCTTTGGGGTGGTTATATCTGTAAACCTCAGGCCTCGCAATATGAAATGATGCCGGAGGTCGAGGATTTAACCATGCACCTTGCAGAGGTGGCACGTATCGAGGTCGTTCCTCACACGCTGATGCGGATGGCAGATGATACTCTATGCTATCTTACTCGTCGGATTGACAGGACTCCTGCCGGAGGGAAGATTGCGATGGAAGATATGTGCCAATTGACGGAAAGGCAAACGGAGCATAAATACAAGAGCAGTTATGAGCGTATCGGGAAGGCGGTTTTGAAATATTCGTCTATGCCTAAAATGGATGTTACCAATTTTTTAGAGTTGGTGCTTTTTTCTTGGCTGACAGGAAATAACGATATGCACTTGAAAAACTTTTCATTGTATGAGACTGCGGATAAGATACGTTTAACCCCTGCTTACGATTTGCTAAATGCGGCTATCATCAATCCAAAGGATGATGAAGAACTGGCATTGACCTTGAACGGGCGTAAGAAAAAGCTTCAAAGAGAGGATTTTATCAAATCGGCAGCTACTTTGGGTATAGAGAATGTGATTGTAGAACGACTGATAAACAAGTATATCAAACTATTGCCCAAGTTCGAGACTGTTATTCAAAACTCTTTCCTAAATGCTGATTTGAAAGAAAAGTATAGCGAATTGTTGAGAGGGCGAATAGCGAGGCTTTACACAAATGCTACAAAACGATAAATATACAATATTATGGATACATTAGGTCTTTCANAATTTTGGAGACGCCAACAAATGGCACGTATATTTAAGGCTCGCATGATTCTTTATGCTGCTTACGGGCATTGTATCATCCGTGAGGATGGAAGTCATTATGAACATCCTCATTGGTTTGAGTTGGCCAAAGAGAAATGTGCACAAGTTTACAAGACTACCGGGACACCGTGTAGTTGTTGGATGTGCAGAGGTATGGAATATGACCGTAAGGAGTACAAAAAAGAAACTCTACAGATTATTAGGGAATCAATGGAGTACAAAAAATAGATAACAGAATCTATGTATTATTGCACAGTTCAGCCATCTATTTTTACGGTGATATATTAACACTTCAATCATTTGGCACAAGATTTTTGTATGGTTTCATTTGAAGATATTCTTATTAGCTACCGATTGCTGAACAGCTGTAATGTAGCCATTTTTATTGTAGATAAAAGATTTTGCAGAAGAATTCGTTTAATACTGGAATTTTTACACAGTAATACACAAATATTGACAGCAACAATATATATATCACTATATGTGCGGTCATTGGTATTTTGTCTTTCCACCAATGGAAATGTAGTTGCTCGTCCATCCAGCTCATATCCTTTTCGCAAAACATCTTATAATGTGCGAGCCAATTGGCGAACACAATTTGGTCTGGTTGTGAACTAGCATTAAATTCATCCTCTATCGCTGTATAACGAGTTTCTATTGTGGAAAAATCCGCACTATCAGACATTCTTTTTACTTCAAAATAGAGGTTTTTCAACTTGTTGAGTTGATCAGTATTGGCAATGCCTCTATTGCTATAACTATCAATATTAGGAGTAAAGCGTTCGATATAGACACTTGCAATACCAAGAATCAGTATGAATACCGATACATATTTTTCAGCAAAGGGAGGGTAGACCAATCCCAGAATACCTACAATGATTGATAAAAAACTAACGTATCCTGGTATTTTCTTGACGATATCGTAAGTGGCAAAATTTATATTGGCACCATAGGCAACATTATAACCCTTTTGGGCAATTTTTATGAGTAACTCACTGTTCATACGTATGTATTATTGTATTGGTACTTCAATTCTATCTCGGGCAACGACAATACCATTTTTTATTATATACGCTTCCATATAGTGTGGACCAAAGAAATCTGCACTCTCATGTCGCACATTATTTTTCCTATTTGAGTCTATTATTTCTCCTCTTAGGCAGTTTCTTTTTATGGCTTCTGTTCCTACATTCCTAGCTTTCCATTTTACTTCATATGGTAACGGAGCATCGGTCTTGATAGTGAAATCTAAGCTTCGGACTCTAGAAATTCGTTGGCCTTTTAATAATAGTTCACTCAGAAGGTGTTCCCTAAATCCATCGCGCATAATGATACAATCAAGTTTCAAATCGTATTTAACATCTATAGGGTATTTATCTTCAATGAACTCTTCATGATCAGAGGGATTATCAGAAGAAAACATTTTATTTTCAACTACACTTGATACTGATTTAGGAAATTGACGTCCAAAAATTTCACGCCATATATCATGACGTTTAGATTCGTCATTCTCTTTAATAGCTTCATTGGCTTTTTTATATGCAATTTTAGCTTTGGATCTAAATGGGTGTTTTACCTTCACATCTTGATCGCTTCCTAATGCTTGATAATGGGTATGCTTAGGCTCATCCTTTAGATACTCAAAAAAATCCCTACACATCTCTCCATATTGAGATTTGTTAGCGTTGTCATATTCAGAATGATTAGACAAAAAACGATGTGTTAGCGTATCTATTAGCAATCCACCCATACCTACACCAACATTGTTCTTCCATGCTCTAAGCATTTTACAGAGATGCCGATGCGCTTCTCCATGATTCTGCTTAAAGTTAATCATCTCATTTTGTTCTTGTCGAGGTTTCGTAATTTTGTATGTGCATGTCTTAGTGTCGGGATATTTATAGTTAATTTCTTCCCCATCTCTTTCTTCATAAACAGGTTGTACCTCGAACGTGAAATTACCGAAGAATACATCCACAACCAGCCGATCTACTTTGATTGTAGTTTGAGGATATCTATCTAGCAAAGCGTCTCTTGTCTTGCGTAGTAGTTCACTGGGAGTATCTTTGTATGTATCCCATGTTGATTTAGGCATAATATACAACATATCAAGGTCGGAAATACCTTTAATTCCGGTATATCGTCCATATGAACCAACCTGAAGACAGTTGGCAGTTTCAGAGTCCGTGTCTCTAAATGTTTTGTTCAATTTCTTGGTTATTTCTTTGTAGCGACCGCAGAAAATATCTGGATTGTCAACTTTGATATTATTGAGAAATTTATCGAACGCTTCGGTCTTCGTCATATTATAGGCTTTAAATGCTTTGTTAATATTTTCTAAATGACATTATCTTCTGACATGTATTTTAAAACTTTGATTAATACATCAATGCATTTATATGTATCTACTGGCATGTTGCTTCCTGGAGCTGTCAGATTAAAGCTCCAAACAGGGCATGAATCATAAAGCCTTTTTTCGTAAGTTCCTCTTGGCTGATTGGAGCTTTGTTCTCCTTCTCTTAGCCAGTGCCAATCAGCAATATGATGGTAAACAAAACTGTCAATCACAATGCCAGGAAGATGGTAACTGCTGAAGTAGTTGTCACGAATTTCTCGTATATGTTTACATGTGTCGAATAACAAACCATTGCTTGCTACATTTCTTTCCTTCATTGCTTGCTGTTCAATTTTTGGATCTGTTGTTAACCAGTTGCCACCCATATTTGAATCAGGATAGTCGTATTTCCCATTCCAATTACCCAGCCAATCTAATTGACAAAAAGCTGGTAGTACCTCGAATTTCATACCGTCAGTAAAATTGATTACTACGACTTGCCCATCTCCATGAATATCACTCCTTGGATAGGTTTGTAAAATTGCATTCTTCAATGCTTGCAGTAATCTGGACTGACCATTTCCCCTTAGTGCATCATATTTATTATATTCCTCTCTTGGTAATTCGACAAGTATATCAATGTCACTTGTGTCAATAGCAGTACCTCTTCCATAAGAGCCAACATATAAACTATGAGCAGTTTCGCTAGTGCTACCCCAAAATTCTGAATTAACCGCTCTTGTTATGCGTCTATATCTCTGAGATACCAACGAACGCTGTTCAATGCTAATTATTTCGCCTCTTTTTCTAACTGTATCCATATTGATTTTATTTGAAGGACAAAAGTACAAAATAATCCCTGTTTATCGAATATAATTCGCTATATTTGCGCTATAAAATCGCATTAAACAATGAAGCTAAATAAAATAAAGACTGTTTTGTCGGATAAAGGTATCTCTCAGACATGGTTGGCTAAGCAACTTGATAAAAGTTTCAGCATGGTCAATGCTTATGCGTGCAATAGAATCCAGCCGAATTTGGAAACTCTGCAGAGGATTGCTGAGATTTTACAGGTGGATTTAAAGGATTTGATAACAGATAAAGAGGAAAGGTAAAATGCAATGAAAAACTTTACGGAGAATACACGAGTACAAGTCCCGGCTGCATTGCATCTTTGCAAGCTCGGTTATACATATTTGGATGATATAACATCGTACAATCCCCAGACGAATATTTTAACGGATATTTTTATCCGCTCAGTAAAACGTCTGAATCCTGCTTTGACTGACTTGGAATGCAGCCAGTTGCTGGATAAAATTATCGGAATCTTGAATAACGATGATTTGGGCAAGGAATTCTATACTATGCTTTCCTCCAATAGTGGCGTGAAGTTGATAGATTTCGCTGATGCGAACAATAATGAATGGCACGTTACGACAGAGTTTACATGCGAAAATGTTGAATCCGGTGATAGCTTCCGTCCAGATATTACGTGTTTTATAAACGG